AGTGCTGTTTGTATGCTTTGCATTTTGTGTTCCTTTTATAGTTATCCGCCAGCAAGGGCTGACAGTGGTTACGATTATAATGATCCAGTAACCATTTACAACTATAAAGGTTGGTTTGCGATTTGAGATTGAAACGATTAATCCAGTAATGGCTGCAGCTATCTAATGAGGTAAAGGGAAAGGTCAAGGGAATCAATAAGCTGGGATTAAAGTGACTGGCTTTAAATAGGTATTGCCGCCTTATATTGTCCCCCAGGTTCTGGGAAGGGATTTACCGCTATAAATGTAGTAAGACCTGACCCGGTGCTGCTATCTATAGGCCATTTGCATCAATTGATCAAAAAATGTACAATCGGGATAAAATGGAGTCTTGATCTTGATTTTTTAAAGGGTACCCCCCCCCTCCGAGGTCGGCGGTTCAAACTATATATATGTCTCTCGCAAAAAAAAATTACTGAGAATGCTATGATTAAAATAATGACAGATGAAGAAGTTCATGAAATGGATATTGAGTTGATTGAGTTATTTGCTGTGTATCTCTTTGATAGAGACCAAGTTGGTATGACTGATTTGATTTACATTGTAGAAGATAGAATGTCAGATGACTATTTAGAAACTGAAAAACAACAACATTCACTGGTGTAAAGGTTATATATGTCTAGGATAGGGATACCCAACAAGAATAAGAAGTTCTTACTGGCCCGCTTGCAGGATATGTACGGTGAACAGTTCCATCCTATCTTGAAGATGGCAGAAGCTGCTAGTAAGCTGGACTACATTGCTGAGGAAGAAGGTGATGTCACTGCCCTCAATGCTGCTGTTAATGCCTGGAGTAAGGTTGCTGAGTACACTGAGCCCAAGCTAAAGGCCGTAGAGATACGTGCTGACGAAGGTGCTGTAGTGGCTATCCAACGTAAACGCTTTGATGGTGGTGCTGATGCTATCGAGGCCGAGGTTGTAGATGTAGACCCTGTGGTAGAGGCCATAGTTAATGCCGCTGTAGATGACGAGGATGAAGAGTAATGGTTAAAGGCAAGAGTATGGTTGATAAGTTAGACAAAGAAACAAAGAAAGAGCACTTCCGTAACTATGATGCGAACAGTAGTGGTGGTAAGGGTGACGGCAATCGCACATCGACTGCTGAGACGCGAGCCAAGTTCAAAAGTGGCTATGACGGTATAGACTGGAGCAAGAAGTAATGCCCACCATAGAATACTGCATGGGGCCACAAGGTCAGGTGCTACAAGACTACGCTGACTGTCGCTCTCAGAACTCCTTTATCATGGGGCCACTAGGTTCCGGTAAGACTGTCCAAACTATCCTCAAGCTATTCGACCTGATGACCGAGCAAGCCCCTGTGATGACCCCTGGACACAAGAACTATGGTGTACGCCTTAGCCGTATCATTGCCTGTCGAAACACCTATTCCGAACTGTTCTCTACCACCATTAAAGATTGGCTAGAGATACACGAAGACCTTGGCCCATTCCGTCAGGGTAACAAAGAACCACCCACTCATTACATCAACTTCCGGTTAGAGGATGGCACCTCAGTTAAATGCGAGGTCATATTCATCGCTTTTGACCGCCCTGAGCACGTTAAGAAGGCCAGGGGTATCCAGTGTACATGGGTGTGGCTAAACGAGACGAAAGAGCATTCTAAGGCCGTTCTCGACATGCTTGACCTACGTCATGGTCGCTATCCTTCCCCCAAAGAGGGAATCAAGCCTACGCATCACGGTGTGCTGGGTGACAGTAACGCCCCTGATGAAGACCACTGGTACTACAAGCTGGCAGAAATTGAGCGTCCTGAAGGCTGGGCATTCCATCGACAACCTGGTGGTGTGTATAAGGACGGGGAAAACTGGAAGGTAAACGACAAGGCCGAGAACTTGCCTAACCTCCCTGATAACTATTACAAGCGCGGGCTATCAGGTAAAACACATGATTGGATTAAAGTTAATCTTGCTAATGAGTACGGCTTTGTGTCTAACGGGAAGCCGGTTCACCCAATGTACACTGACTCTGTTCACTCAGTCCACATGGATTTCACGCCCAGTAAGGACACTCCTATCGTTCTGGGGTTTGACTTTGGTCGTACACCTGCTTGTGCCTTTCTTCAGCGTACTGCTATCGGGCGTTGGATATGCTTTGACGAGATGGTGCTTACTGATTCCGGTGCCGTAGACTTTGCCCCTACCCTAAAACGTTATATTGAGGATACTTACCCTAATCACACATTCAAGGGGTGGGGTGATCCTTCGGGTGACAACAAGAACCAATCAAACAGTGATACGCCTTTTCAGATCATGCGTGCCGCTGGCATTCCCTGCCAACCCACAGCCTCTAATGATCCCCTGAAGCGCAGAGCCGCTTTAGAAGTGCCGATGAAAGAGATGTGCATGGATGGTAAGCCTCGCTTTATTGTACTGCCCAAAGCCTCTATGATACGTAAAGGGTTACAGGGTGGCTTCTGTTATCGTCGTGTGCAAACTTCAGGCGAACGCTACAGTGATCAGCCAGACAAGAATGAATACTCTCACCCAGTAGAAGCCCTAGAGTACGCCTTGCAAGGTGAAGGTGAAGGCCGATCTGCTCTACGCAGGGGTGATGGATTTGCTAAACCCCACACAGCAAAGGTGAACTTTAGTGTCTTCTGAGGTCTATGTAGTTTTTAAGGGTGACAGGGGCCGGTGGTGGTCTAGGTTTTTGCATACAAAAATACGACACTGCTTTATCATTGAGCCGTCACTGGGAAAGTATATTGTTTACGAAAAAGATGCAGACAAAATGATGGTATATAATGTCGAGCATATAAATGATATAATTGGGCCTACAGATATAACCGTGAGTTATATGAAGGAAATACAGACTCAGCCACTACTTATGCTTAACACTTGTGTTGGGTACACTAAGCAGTTTCTGGGGATAAGAAATCCTTTTATATGGACTCCCTATCAATTGTACAAGCACATTAAGGGGTAAGATATGGGTGGCAGCGTAGATGCACCAGAACCAACAGCAGAGCAAAAAGCATTAGAAAGACTGCAAAGAATGGAGTTAAATGAGGAAAAAGCGGCAAGCGAGCGCAGACTGAAGTCTATTGCCCAGAAAAAAATAGGCAAAAAATCCTTGCTTGGAAGCCCTGCAAGCACCCCCTCAAACTTTGATCCTGCTGGCACTATAACAGAAAAATACACAAAAACAGATAGTGGCATTTTAAAGAAACCATTTCGTGGACGCTTAGGAGGAATGAGGTAATGGAATTGCCTAAAGAGCTTGGCTCACTTACGGACTTAAAGCGACGAGAAAATGCAGCATTTAAACGCGCCTCTATGTGGCACAGTACATTAGATGATGCCTATGAGTTTTTTCTACCTAATCGCAATCTCTTTGATGACCATGCCCCAGGTCAAGAGAAGATGGATCGCATCTTTGACTCTACTGCACTTGAGGCAATCCAACAGGGCGCAAGCAAGCTACAAGAAAACATTGCTCCTATCTGGTCACGCTGGGCTACCTTTGAGCCATCTGATCTAGTTGTTAAGCAGCTAGAAGAGGGTGACTTTGATGTCAGCCTAGAAGACATACAGGGTAACTTGCAGAATCAGGCCGAGATAATTTTTGATTACATTAACCGTTCTAACTTCGCTACACAGTTTTATGAGCACGCCCTTGATCTTTTGATTGGCACAGGCACACTTCGCATTGATGAAGACGAAAGCGACGAGATGCCCCTTATATTTAACGCAATTCCACAGAAAGGAATAGCATTTGAGGAAGGCCCGCAAGGTAGCATTGAAACGCATTGGCGACGATTTAAAGTAAAGGCTCGTAACTTAGAGCGTTACTGGAAAGGGTTTGAGCCATCAGAAACAATGAAGCAGATTATTAAGGATAAGCCGGACACTGATGTTGATGTGCGCGAGGGTGTTGTCTATATGCCCAAGTCTAAGACCTACTATGGCTGCGTATGGGTAGACAAAGAAAGTCAAATTAGCTGGATGCAGGACTTTGGTGACTCTAGCCCTTGGGTAACAGGTCGCTACAGTAAGGTTGCGGGTGAGATCAGAGGTCGTGGCCCAGCACTACAGGCACTTCCTGATGTACGATCACTCAACAAGGCCAAAGAGTTTGTACTACAGAAAGCCGCTATTGACCTAGCAGGTATGTACACAGCAACAGACGATGGTGTAACTAACCCCTACAATTTGAATATAAGCCCAGGCATTGTTATTCCGGTTGGTTCTAACAACTCGTCTAACCCATCCATTCAGCGATTAGACACAGGATCAAACTTACAGCTTGCCCAGTTCCAGATCAATGAAATGCAAATGTCGATCAAGAAGGCCCTATTCAACGATCTTCGTGATCCTACTGGTGCTGTGCGATCCGCCACTGAGGTTGCCATCGAGTCGCGTGAATTGGCAAAACGCATCGGCTCTGCCTTCGGCAGATTACAGACCGAAGTATTGATCCCCATCATTAAGCGCGTTGCATCCATTCTTACTCGTCGTGGTATTATCACTCCTATTGAGCTAGATGGTCGCCAGGTTGCTATTAAGTTTATGTCGCCATTGGCAAGAGCGCAGGACGGTGAGGACATTATTAACGTACAACAAGCTGTACAGTTCGTGCTTCAGACTGCTGGCCCAGATCAGGCTAAGATTGGATTTAAGCTAGAGGACTTTGGAACGTGGGTTGCCGATAAGACTGGTATGCCTGCCGAGCTGGTTCGTAGTGATGCTGAGAAACAACAAGTTATTATGGCTGGCGCACAAGCAGCGCAGCAAGGTATGGAGACTCAAGGGACTCCACCCGTTGATCAAGGACAAACTGCTCTATGAGTTGGGATACAATTAATCAAGCGACTACTAATGCAGAAGATGCAAAGGCGGTCAATGCAGAGAAAAGACAAGCCGCCGCTGAATTGGCTCAAGCCTACAGTAAGTGCTTCTCAGGTGACATCGGGAAGCGCGTACTTGAGGACATGACGCGGAGGTTTATCTTCAATAACGACACCCCCTTTGGTGCTTCTAATGTTGATTACGAGGCTGCTTACCATAACGGTGAGTCGGGAGTTGTTAAATTTATTATCAACCAAATGCAACAAGCTGAAATACTGTAAGGAATAATTATGATTGAAGAACAGGCCGCACCAGAAGAAGCAGTAAGCGAAACCCTGTTGGATGCAAGCACACCCGAATTAAATGAAGGTGAGTATTTTTTATCCGATGGTATCAAGGGTACAGGTGATACACCCGAATGGTACAAAAGCGACAAGTATAAGTCTGTCGCTGAACAAGCCAAAGCCTATACTGAACTAGAAAAGAAGTTTGGTGGTTTTACTGGCGCACCGAAAGATGGCTATGCTGGCCCAGAAGGAATTGAACCTGACGATGCATTATTGCAAGAGTTGACTGAGTTTGCCAATAAGACAGGTATGAGCCAAGAAGCATTTGGAGATGCGTGGGAATTATTGTCAGCACAGGGTGAAGCGGTAGAACAAGTTACCCAAGAGCAAGAGATTGCACGACTAGGTAACAATGCCGGAGAGCGTATCAAGAATGTTGAGGGCTATCTAAAGAACAACTTAGATGCTGACGACTACGAAGTGGTTCGTGATCTTGTTACTGATGCCAAGTCTATTGAGTTAGTAGAGTATTTGGTTCGTGCTACAGCTCCTACTAAGCTACCTATTGACGGTGGAGAGCATCCTACTGGTATGACTTGGGCAGACATTGAAACAGAAATGTTTAAAAAGTCAGAGAATGGTCAGCTTTTAAGAAGCGTTGATCAAGCCCATGAAGCCAAAATTCAGAAAATGATGAAAGAATTTGGTGGCAACAAACAACATACTCGCGTGTTTGGTTGATTTATATGGGGTAAAAGGTGTATAATCGACACACTGGATACCCCTTTCTATTTAAGGCCCGGTAAATTTAGGTTGAAGCTGACCAATTTACTGGGTACTCAGCAAAAACCTTGAAAAACTTTTACATTATTTATTACTCTTTTTCGAGGAAATCATCATGAGTAAAACATTATCATCAGTAGCGGTAACGGAGTTTGACAGCCTAGTCAAGCACGCTTACCAGAACGCTGGCCTTTTGAAGCCAGCCGTAACAATCCGTAACAACGTAGTAGGTGACACCTACAAATTCCGCAACATGGGTAAGGGACTGGCTAACCAGAAGTCTACTTCTGATCTAGTAACTCCTATGGATGTGTCTCACGACTTTGCAGTAGCAACTCTGTCTAACTGGAATGCTCCAGAGTACACAGATATGTTTGACGCACAAGACGTAAACTTTGACGAGAAGCAAGAATTGGCAAGCACTATCGCAAGCTCTCTTGGTCGTCGTTGTGATCAGCTTATTATCGACGCAATGGACACTCTTCCTGGCGGACAAGCCTATGCTTCTACTGTAGCTGCTGGCACCACTGGTCTGACTATGGATAAGGTTATCCAAGCTCAGGTTGCTCTTCGCGCTCAAGGCGTTCCTAACTCTGATCTGTTTGCTGTTATTAACGCTGACGGTCTGAAAGGTCTGCTCAATGACGAAAAAGCTACTAACGCTGACTACCAGAATGTTAAGGCTCTCGTAAATGGCGAGATTGACTCTCTGGCTGGCTTTAAGTTTATCACTATCGAAAACCGCGCTGAAGGTGGTTTGACTGTTGCTGCTAACGTAGTTGACTCATACTTCTTTAACCGCGATGCTGTTGGCCTTGCCATCGGTATTGACATGAAGACTGACGTTGACTGGATTGCTGATCGTACTTCTTGGTTGTGTAACGGTATGCTGAAAGCTGGTGCAGTTTCTCGCGATGCTTCTGGCATCGTTAAAGTTAAATACAAAGACAACGTATAAGGAATATTATCATGGCTTTTTCAAGAGATGGCTTATGCCGAATCGGTGGTTCTGGTACTGGTGGTGCAACTTGGCAGTATTCTACTGCTGATGCCACTTCTGCTGTTGTAGCAGATACCAACTACTTTGCTGCTGCTAAGGACGAACTAGATGCTGGTGACGTACTTCTCGTTATCGGTACTACTGGTGGAACTCCTACTGGACGTATTTCATACGTTGAGTCAAATGACGGTACTACTGTTGTTTGTGCTGCTGGTACAGTAATCACTGCGTAACACTGAACGGGGCTGCTTTGGTGGCCCCTTTCTTTACAAATAAAGGTTTATTATGTCAAGCAAGATACAGCTAATTTCTAATGCACTCATTCTAATTGGCGACTTGCCTGTGACA